GGTCCTCCTGCTGTTTTGGTGCTCTTACACGTAGCCCTGCCATTTACAAAAGCTAGTGTATACCCTTCTGGGCATTGGTACATTTGATTGGCCGCTAATCCGTACTGACCTGGTGAAGATGCCGCCGCACCCGTGTTCACGTTACCTACCGGAACATCTTCTTGGAACCCGACTCCAGAACCTGTTGCGGTTGTCTGCGCTCTTTCTCCGAAGGTCAATGCTGGTCGAAACTGTGACATGTCAGCCACAGGTTTGAATATATCGGCCATATACTGGTTTTGCGCCTCTTCTTCAGTTACCTGCTGGAACGGATAAAACGTCCGTCTGAACTGCATGTCCCGACTGCTAGGATATCCAGACGTGTAGTCAGTAATGGAATCCGATACGTTGAAGTTTGGTTGACCCAAGAAACTCATAATACCTGTCGTTTGTGGCACCAGACCTAGTGTCGATCTCGGTATGACTGTCCCGAGGTCCGTGGGCGTTGTAAACAAAGGCCCGGTATCTGCATCGGCAGCAGCCTGCAATAACTCTCCTTGTGTTGGAGCTTCGTAGATAGGCGTTGGATCTGGCGCAACTGCCAGTTCTGCCTCAAGTGCAGCGGCGTCCGCATCCTGTTGTTTGAGTGTCGCATCAAGAGTCAAGGTCTCTATCGTAGCTGAATCCGCACCTTGGTTGGTCGCTTGTGCCAGATTCTGGTTTGCGACATCGGCAACGACTTGTTTTTGGTTGGCCTCGTCTATTTTATCCGAAGCGGATTCTACTCGAGTCTCTTGCGTTTGTGTTTGGGCAGCCTGCGCTGCGACTTGCTCTTGTGCCAAGACCTCTGCTGCTGTTTGTTGAGCAGCGGCTTGTTCTGCTGCAATCTGCGCTTCGAGTTGTTCTTGCGCGATACGCTGGGCTTCTTGTTGAGCCAGTAATTCTTGTTGTTGTCGCGCTGCTTCTTCTTCAGCAAGCCTTTGCGCTTCAGCCTCTGCGGCGGCTTGGGCTGCGGCAGCCTCGGCCTGACGTTGTTGTTCCGCCTGCGCTGCGGCTTGTTCAGCGGCTAGTTGCTCTGCTGCAAGTCTTTCTTGTTCGATTCTTTGTGCTTCTTGTGCGGCAGCGATCCGTGCGGCTTCTTCTGCAGCGAGTCTTTCGGCTTCAACACGTGCAGCCTCTTCGGCTGCGGCTTGAGCGGCGGCTTCTTCAGCAGCCTGTGCTGCTGCAATCTCTTCGGCCGTAGGTCCGGTAGGACCCGTAGGTGATTGCAAAACGTCAGTGCCTTCGTATAGCAACATGCCCGGTTCAAAGGCTTGTCCTTCTGCGACCCCTTCAGTGGTTGCGAAACCTAAAAAGTCGGTTGGTCTAGTGCCTTTCAACGTTTGACCAACGGGTGTGACGGCTGTTCTTGTTGGGACGGTCGTAGTTGCCAATCTTTCTGCCGGGCTTTGTATTGCCACGTTGGTCTGTGCTGCCGGTGCAGGGGGTATATTTGCCAGAGCAGCGGAAATAGCAGACTGATCAACGTCGATATCAGGTATACGTTGCGGTCCTCTGAACCCAACGTCCCGCATACCCGGAGCACCGCCTCGGAACATATTCTGCGGTGTTTCACGTGGAACACTCATTCTAGCTAACGGTCCGCTGGTATAGTTTGACAGTAAACCAGATAAGCCTCTGGATAGGACAGGTTTTCTCATATTGTTCACCATACCACCGTTTGCTTTTTCAATCGGTTCTATCGTAACACGAGGCTCACGAGGCTCATCTGTATATTGTATGAAAAAAGGCGTTTTTTTTCTTTCGCGGGCTGCATCACGCATCTGCGCTTCTGCGTCTTGAATTGCCATTTCTCTGCCTAATTTTTCTCTCGCTAATCTTTCAGACTCTAACTCTTCAAAAGATTTGCCACGAGCCATGTCCATGATCTCCGCTTTCGAAAAAACATCAGCCATGCTTATCGTGTCACCTATGCGAAAACTTTTTTTGCGCGGTTTACCACCAGTGCCTTTGTACTGTCTCGTAAGTTCTTTGTCCAAAAGCTCCAGACTCTCAGCCTCTCTACGAGCATCACTCAATAGAGGCACAGGGCTTTGGTCTCTGGGTGAAAAATAACTTCGAATCGGTCCGTACTCTGGGTGGATAAGGTCTTCATAGTAAGCGTTTCGCTCTGGGTCGAAGGCATACCCCCGCTCCTCCATCACCGGATCTCTGAAAGATTCTTCACTCGTACCACCCTTAGAAAATTTTCTCACCGCGCCACCTTGTGCCCGACCAATTTTTGATTGCAAAATTTCCGATCCCTTATCGTCCGAAAACCTTATCCCACGCGCCATAACGTACATGCCGGGTTGACCGGTTGTTTCATCAAACAGCTCTACCGCCCTTGGCGCAAGCTCTGCCACTTTGCTTTCGGTTTGCGCGAGATCCTCCAAATATTGTTTGGTGATTATCCGATCACCCTCGCGTAAAGCAATTGGTATTTGATCGTCGTACACCGCACCGTATTTTTTTGCTAGCTTTTTTAAATCTTTAGGGATCTTATTATCGTATTGCGGCCCGTAGTCTCTATCTACTCCTTCGACAAATTTCACGCCATATCCAGGTAACACAGCCATCGTGTTGTCGCCGCGTTCTGCCGCTTTCAACAACATGGACTCCAGCGCAAGTTTTTGTATGCTTTCTCGATTTTTTACTATCGGAACTCCGGGAGCTTGTCCACCTTTCTGAAATACCGTGGGCTGAAGTTCTTCGATCAGAAGAATACGATCATCGCCATCTTGTCTGGCAGTTGTTCTGACATGGGTGAGAATGTTAGGAATTCTAACGTTTGCGTCATCGACACTCGTTACGCCACTTGCACCCGAAAAATGCGGCTCCGCATAAACTAAATCATCACCCGGCCGAGGAGGCTGAGTTATCAGGAAAACGTTGTGTGATTTTTTCTGCTCGTCACCAGCAAATAATGTCATGTGATTATGTCGAGAGGCTTTAGCGGGATCTGACTCTGACAAATCCAAAACCATAAGAGGCCTGTCTTTGGTCTCAAGAGCGAGTCGGACATCCTCTTTTGCAAGTTTGCCCGGCGTATCAGTGTATCTTGCAATATATCTAGCTGCCGCTTCTAACTCATCATCGACGCCCATCGCGTCGAAATCTTTCTTTGTGAAGTTAACGTCGGGGTTGTTTACAACTTTCGACAACAAATCCCGAGAAAATTCTTCGGGGGTCCCCGATCTGCGTTGCACCTCGTCAACCGCTTTCAGTATCTCTGAGTAATATGGATTATTGGGGTCGTAACGTCCGAGACCTTTTTTGGCAGCCTGCTCACCCAGAAATTGTTGTCGCTCCGCTCCTTCTCTATAAGCAACCAAAGCCGCCGGGGGCAGAAGAGAAAAAGTGTCGTTTACATCTTGATTTGTTACCGAAGAACGCTTGATCATCTCTGCTAGGAAAGTGGTGTCCAGGTCAGCTTGGGCTTCCTGCGCCATTCTTGATTCTATGAGTCCCGGTAAAATGGGTCTTTTCGTTGTAGTAAAACCCGGTCGAGTAGAGGAGGGGACAATGAGTTCCTTGAGGTCTTGTGCCTCGCCAGCTTGTTCGTAGGCTTTTAAAGCTGCCCCACCTTTTATTTTTTGATCGATAATATCGCCGAGTGCGGGACCACCCGGCAATTCTAAAAAACCATCCGCAGTGGTTATGATCGCGTTGTAAACGGCTTGTTGCTTTTCATTCATGGGGTTTTGCCCCCGGGGTGCTTCCACGCCTTCCTCGGGGACCCCGATAGATACCGCCGCCTTATAATCTTCTGCTAACCGTCTATACCGACCCGCAAGGAAAGGCTGCAAATTTCCCTCCTTGGCTAGCCGTCTCAAATTTTCAGGGGTTTCTGTTGTGTACTCCTGCAACCGACGCGATAAGTCATAAACACTTTGTTCCCCATAGACGTAGTTAGTGGGTAAGGTACTCGACAAAGCAAAACCAAAATCCCCGATATCCACCTCTGCATTTGGGTCTTGAATAAATTTTTCTGCGATGCGGTCTGATAAACGCGCAACGTTTAGATTACCGAGGATGTACTGGTCGTTGAATTCCGATGCAGGGTTATTCGCTCGATGTTCTTTTTCTTTTGCGCTATAAAAAGCAGAGGTCTGATCCCGTATGCTGTCTTTGAAGTCTTCAACTTTTTGTTTAAGTTTTCGAGCGGCCACAACGTCTAGGGTGCCTGCCTCTCGGGCAGTAACCAAAGGCGGGGCATCTTGGCGCAAATCGGGAGAAGAAACCATTCCGGTCAGAACATCCTGACGACTTTCTGTCGGCGCAAAACCCTCTTCCTTCTGGATATAGTTTTGAACCGCAGATGCTAGTTGCTTGTTGAACTCATCTATTTTTTTCGTTTGTCGGTCAGGTGAAGCAGAAGTCTTTTCAAGCTCAGAACGAATGAAGAGTGTCTTTGTGCTTTCGTCATAAAAGCTTCGTGCGAAAGGCGTAGCGACCTCCGGGATCTCACCTCTCTGACCCAGTGCCAGATTGTAATCTGCAAGGTTTTTGGTCCTTTGGTCACTCTCCTTCCCAAAGTAATAGTCCCTAAACTGTGGTATCAGTTTGACCGTCAGATCTTTCATTTCTGGGTATTCGATTAAAATTCTATTATCTAGACCGTGGTCCAATATTAGATCTTCAAAACCAACAACCATTTTGTCGGGTTCGTTCAAATCCAAGCTTTCAAAAACATCTTGTTTGACGCTAACGGGTCCTAAGTTGACACGAGGTTGTTGGTCCATGCCGTAAAAGACACCGGTTTCTGCGACCGCCCTTTTTTCAGGAAGACCACCAAAAACTTTTTCTTCGAACTCCGGTATTTTTTCAGCACCCGTTTTACTTCTTCTGCCCCCAAAAACACCCAGCACTTCGCCCTCTGGGAGCGTAGTCACAGCCCGACCTGCTCCGAGGGCCGCGATAGGTGCTAGAAGAGCTTCGGATGGTAGGCCACTCATACCCGTCTCCGGGTCTACGACTCTTTCGCCCATCAAGCCTGCCTGCACACTTGCTTGCATTTGTTTGGTGAACATTTCAGGGAACTGCTTGATCATCTCCAAAGCTTCTTGCCGCTTGGATGGATCTTTCAGCATGTCTTCTACAAACTGAGCAGCAGAAGTGATGCCCCGGTACGCTGGTGAAAATTTAAAACTTTCTTCCACAGGACCAAACCGTCCAGGGGTTATAGTCTCCTCTGTCATTGGTGTAAACCGACCCGTAGCCGGATCAAACCGATCTGGTAAATCCTTGTACGTTACCGAGGCTGGCTCCAAAACCTCACGCCGCTCTCCTGTAAAAAGATCTTTCGCAGAGCCTATGAGTCCCGCCAAAAGGTTCTGGTCGTATAAACGATCTGATATGACATCAAACGGAACTTGCTGGTCGCCTACATTGACCATCGCCCCATATTCAAACTCGCGTTCAGGGGTTTGTTCTTGTTCAAAAAGTTGTCGTGCTGCTTCTTGCTCCTCAAGCGCACGTCGGGTCATTGCCAGCACTTCGGCGGCAGTTCGTTCAGCCATAGTAGGATTCTGCTGTGATCGTCATCTGTTTACCTTCGTAGTCGCCCCACGTGTCGTCGCTAGGCAGACTCACAAAATTTCCCTGTCGATACCTCATCAACGCTTGAGTGGTGCTATCCACCAAGTCGTCGTGCGTCCCATTCGGAAACGCAGCGCATTCCTCAATAACCTCATGTGCCCAAGATTCATCAGGAGCGTAGATCATGCCAGCTTCAAACAACGGAGATACAGCATGTGCTCTCGACAGTTTATCCGTACCTCGGCTCGGCGTAAAGTTTACAACAGGCACACCAATCTGCCTCAACTCGTGGGTCAGAGGGGTCCCTGTGGCCTTTGCCTCTACAATGACCGTCTCCGGTTCCCAATACTTGTACTCCTCCAGCGCAATCTGCTTCAACTCTGGAAAGTCCCATCGACCTTTTTTTGCATCCAGTAATATCAGAGCCGCCGGTCCACCAGCTTCCTCCGGGTAAAACACACCCCACGTCGTAATCGCACTATAGTCCGCTGTCTCGCGTTTCGAGAACGCCGTATCGTAGCTCTGTATCACATACTGAAGATTCGGGACACTCGCACCCTCCCAGATCTTCCACCACTCACGTTTCAGAATCGCCAGACTTTCAGACGTTGGAGCCTGTTGATACTGAGCATTCCACTGATACGGAGGTATTGAAGCTTTTACACCTTCCAACTCCTCCCGTTTCCAGAACTCGGGCCACGTGGGTTCGCCACTCGGTAATATGGCAGGCAGTTCGACGACCTCCCACTGATCTGCGTGGGGGTCCCTAGCCATCTGACGGATCAGGTTTCCTGTCATGTCCTTCTCGGACCACCGGGTTTGTACCAGAACTATCGCTCCACCAGGCTGCAATCGCTGACGAGGTCCGGCCGTATACCATTCCCAAGCATTTTCAAACCCACTCGCGGACATCGCAGTCTGCTCGGAGTGCGGATCGTCAATGATAATCAGATCACCACCACGTCCCGCCAAGTTCGAACCAACGCCCACGGCGTAATACATCCCACCAGACTTCGTGTCCCACCGACCAGATGCTTTGCTGTCCTGTGACAACTGCGTGTTGTCAAAGATTTCCTGATACTCGTCCGTCTCCAAAAGGTTTTTGACCTTACGACCAAAGTTCACAGCCAACTCGGTGGTGTGCGTGGCTTGAATGATCTTCATATCCGGCTTGCGGCCAATCATCCATGCAGGAAACAAATACGACGCGAACTCAGATTTCGTGTGTCGCGGTGGCATGTTGATGATCAAACGTTT